ATCATCCTCCACCAGCACAAGCCACACGGCACCTGGTACGCATATGTCCGCGGCTGCCGCTGTGTGGAGTGCCAGGCTGCGGCGCGCGAGTACCAGCGCCACATCCGAGTCGATGCGCAGCGCGCCACAGTGCCCTGGCAAACGAGAAGAGAGATGTACCTGCGAGCTAAGCGCCAACTGCGGAAACTAATTGACGATGGCTGGCCGCGCCCTCTCCTCTCACGCGAGCTGGGGTTTGCCGGCGGGTGGCTGCCGATCTACAGCCAGGCGCGCAAGTTTGAGGCGCGTACCGCCTCGAAGGTCGAAAGGCTCGCCAGGCGCATTGAGGGCGGCTACCTCCAGAGGCTCGCGTGAGCACCTGCGCGTTCTGCCCGGCCATCGGGGATCTGCAAATCTGCGGCTTTCCGGTTCAGGGCTTCGTGCCGTCGACGTATGGCCGGTTGGCGGTGGGCGACCAGGTGCGGCGGATCTCAGACAAGGCCGAGCGGCCGCCGGCTACGGTGGTAAGGCTCAAGGCGAGATGCAATGGTGTGGAAATTCCCTGGGGGAGTAAAGCGATTACACCCGGGACGATGCTCTACGCCTACGCTTCGGTTACGGTGATTCTGCAGAAGGCCAACGGCAAGGAGATTACCCGTGAGGTCTACGCCCGTTCGCCGGTTCGGGTCCTTCGGCAGATGGTTTGCGGGGCGCTGGTCTGCGAGTTGCACCGCTGCGAGCGCGGGCCAGGTGCGACGTGCTGCGCTGATCACTGGCGATCCCTATCATCTTCGTGACGTCACGAAAGAGATCTACGGGTGCAGCAGTTTTCTCTGTTCTCTCTTCATGTGCTCGATGACGGAGTCGGATTTTGAGGCTCGAGCTTTCGACTCGTTCACCCTGCCGGTTTTGATCTGATCCCAGATGTCTCGGGCCGTTCCTGGGGGTTTCGAGGGCTTCACGTGCTGAGGCGGCGTGCCAGCGAACAGGGTTGTGAGAAGCTCTTTGTTCTGGTACTTGTCGGCGTCGGGACCGGCGAGCATTTCCCATGCGTTAGCGAAGCTCCAGGGGAAAGGCACGAGAGACTTTCCCATCTCGATTACTCCGCGCGCGGTGGAGGCCAGCGGGTTCATGCCCTTCGGTGCGATCTCGCGGCCGAGAAAGGTCTCGTTCTTCTGCGATTCATTCCAGGCGCGCAGTCCTGGGCCGGCGGACTGGCCGATGGTGCGCAGGGGGCCTTCGATGCCACCGTACTCGATGATGTTCCCCAGCGTGTTCGCCAGTTGCCCTGCCGCGCCGCGAAGGAAGATGTTCTGGTAGACGTCGTTCCCGTCCTTGTCAGTTCCCATGTAGACCTGGGTGGGACGCTTCGAAGGCTTCCCCGAGAACATGAGGCTGGCGAGCTGGGTGGCGATCATACCGCCCGTGAGCGTTCGCAGCCAGAACATCCGCGCCATCTTGCCAGCCGGCGTGCCGCCCTCAAACGTATATTTCGCGTTGAGGATGTTGCTCCACCACCAATCCGGAGCGAGTTGGAGTACCCGCGCGAAGTTTAAGGTCATTTTGTTGACGCCAAGGTTTTCCCAGTGCAGCCCTCCGTAAACCGCGTTGACTTCCTTCGCCATGCTCCGGAGCGCGGTATCGAGCTCGTCGCGGGTTGCCCCCGGATGCCTGGCAATCCAGCCAGCCTCGTGGATGGCCATGTCGGTGACCTTGAAACGCCGCTGCTGGTTCTCAAACGTGAACGAAGTAATAGCGTGCGCGGTCTGGTCCACCTGGCGGATAACCGGCAGCGACCTGAAGGCCTCGCTCGGTGTGGGAAGCGAACTCACAGTGAGCGGCCCGGTCGCCGCTAGGCCTTCCTCCATCCCTGGCGCGCTCTTCTGAATCGCCGTGGTCAACCCGTGGCCAATGTACCAGGCCTCCTGCCGCTCGAATTCGCGGCTGAATCGATCCGCCTTGAGCGCCTTCCAGTATCCGGTCGGCCCCATGTTGCCGAGCGCCATAGCGGTTTCGGCTGTGGCGTGGAAGAACGACATGGAGAGCTGCGCGGCCTTGGTGAAGATCTGATAATTTCGAGCCAGCCTGAACGCCGTCACACGATTCAGGTAATCGGGATCCGTTATCGGCTGAAACGCCTTCTCGACCTTCGGCGCGACGAAGAATCTCTCCGCTCCGTTCTGGAAGAGTTGGGCATGGGGAGCCATCTCGACCCAGCCCTTGGGGATGTTCTCTCCGCCTTTGACGCCCCAGCGCCCGGTGTCCGCTTCCCCCATGTGCTGGAGCAGCATGTGCGTGGCGCGCGCGGTCGCGAATTTATCGCCGTAGACCTCGAACGCCTTGAAGGGATCGAGGGTCCTCGGGCGCTGGTTGTTCGCGATGGCCTCCAGGATGGTAGGGAATTCGCGCTCCTGGTTGTAGGGGAAGTTGCGCCCGATCTTGCCACCGAGGGCGCGGCCCATCTTGTCGAAGGCGCCCTCTTTCTCTTCCGCCGGCTGCAACAAGTGAGTCACGTACTCGTCGGGCGAGACGTGCTCCTCGATGAACCCGAGCTTCTGGCCTTCCCGTAAAGAGACCTCTGCGATCGCTGTCAGTTCCTTGTCGGCCTTCAGCATGGCCGGCGTGGGATTGAGCGCCCGCTCGATCGACGGCTTGAGCTTGCGGATGTTTTCCTGGCCGATTGTGACGTCGGGAACGGTCATGTAGCCCATGTGCGTTCCGGCGAGCCATTGCTCCATCTGTCCTGGGGCGATGCGCGAGTCGCGCATTAGGTAGAGGCCTTCGCGGTCCACCGCTGAGGGAATCTCTCTCCGTAGCCTTCCCGTGATCTGACGCACCCGCGCGCTCCACAAATCCCGCTGGCCGGTGTAGTGCCAGACCTCGTTTTTCCCGTAGCGCTTTTCGGCTTCGGCGTTTACCTGCTCGGGGGTCTTCTGGATTTGCTTCAGGCTGAAGGAGCCGCGCTCGGAGCCGAGTCGGGAGGCGTTGAAAAGCGCGCCCTGCTCCGGGCCGTCCTCATCGAAGAGGCTTCGGTTTTTGGCGGGTTTGAGTTTCGACGGGCCTTTTGCCAGACCGGAGTTTATCTGCGCCGTGAGTTGATCGTGCAGCAGCCGATTCTCGCCGTGCTGGTTGTCTACTTGGGATTGCCGCTCGGCTTCGGGGCCGAAGAGGGAACCTTCTGGGTTTTCGCCGGCGGCGTTCCCGGCGGGTAAAAGATCGCGTGGCTGGCGCTCATAATCGGCACCCGTCGCATTCCGGAAGGCGGATGTATCAGGTTTATTTCCCGCTCCAGTCCGGCCTCTCCCTCCTGGTCGTAGGCGTCCAGGCACCTCACCAGGTTTTCCTCCACTTCCTTCAGGTCCTCTTCGGAGAGCGGAGATAACCCGCTTCGCGATTTCCCTTGGTTTGACACTGCCGTGCTCCCTCCTCAACTCTCGCACATACCGCGCTCCGAGAGACCTGGCCTCCGAATGGGAGAGGTCAAGTTGCTGGTAGCGCTGTGGCTGCATTAGGCGCGCGCCCACTTCGGCGGCGGCTTCTCCGGCGGACTCGAACTGATACCTCGATAACGCTGCGGTGGCGCGATTGCCTTCCGCGCTTCCCGCGACGAATGAGGAGGCGTTTGCCTCCGAAAGATGCCTATTGGCGGAGCGACCGCCGGCAAGCCTCGACTGCGCCGCGTGATCCAATTCTTCCCGCAACGCAGCCGTCTTCGTCTCGTCCGTGGCACCCTCGTGGTCACCGACGACGATCAGAGATTTTCCGGAAACGGCCGCGCGGGTCGCGGCATCTATGAGGTTCAGAACGGATTGCGGCGGCGTCGTGTACTCGGCGGCAGAGGAACGCGCCAATGCGGCCACTTTCCCGGCGTCCCCTGGTGCCAGGTGCAGGGCTCCCGCACCGCTAAGCTGCCCCGCCAACCGGCTGATATACTCGATGCCGCTCGGATTCGTTACGTAGGCTACCGCGTGCTTCGCATCCTCCGGGTCGAGGGGGTGCTCCTCGAACTGCATGTGCCGAGCGTGCCAGTCGGCGCTCAGGTTCGGGGAGTATATCGCGTTGCGCCCGGTTGAAAGGCGGGGGACGCGGGAAGCGTTGAAGGGCGCAGCGGGAGAGTGCTGCGCGGTGGGTTCACTCGTTTGCTCGGCCTTGCGAGTCCAGTGCCTTCGAGCGTTCAGCGGGTTGGCCCCTTCGACATGGTAGAGACTGCCATCGCGGAATTCGTAGAGGCCCTCCACTTTGGCGCGCCTCACCAGAATCTCTCCTGGCTCGATGTAGCGCCCTCCGCTGGAGTGCGTGTTTTCTTCCGGTACGACCTCGCCACTCAGTACAGCGAAACGACGGTGCGCTTCCCAGTAACCAACGTGCCAGTCACGCGCCTGCTCGAATGCGCGATCCAAGTCCCCGCGCGCATCGAATGCGCTCGTCCCGGGGAGGAGGCCTGTTGGCTTATAATTCGCCCAGGCCTCGGACGGGCCGATGATTTCGCCTACTTTGGGTGTTTCGCGGGGGTCAAGCGCCCGCACCGCGATGACTTTCCCCTCGGGCGTTTGCGGCTGTTTCTCTAGGGGATTGTCGCCCGGGCCGCCCTGTTTGGGCACCGGATGCGATTGTAGCGCAGGTACGCGGGAAGCGTTGAAGGGCGCAGCGGGAGAGGCCTTCGGCAGGAGGTCGGGATATTCTGCCAGCACTTCGGGTGGAACGGGATTTCCCTCGCGGATAGCCTGGATCGCCACAGCGCGCATCTCCCTCATGAGTTCGATGCGCCGTTTCATAACCGTGGCGGGATTCCAGTATTTCCCAGTTGGCGGCGGCAAGCCTGGAATCTTGCCGTACCCCTCTGGCATGTTCTTCGTTGCAGCTGCGAGCTTCGCGTCCTCGGCCTGAATTTCGGCGATCGAGCGGGGCGCAGTAGGTGTGGTGGAGGGTTTGGACTGAGAGGGGGGGCTGCCTACCTGCTGCTCTGGCTCGGCTGCTCTTGCGGGGCCGCGCGCTTCGCCTGGGCCTCTCTGAGGTCCTTCTGGCGCATTCTCTCGCGGAGCCACGCCACGTTCGCCGGGTTCGCCGGGAGGTTGAACGGCCGCTTTGTCTCCGAAGAGGTCTTTCTGCGGTTCCCAGCGCTGCTTGGCTCGCTCATAGGCCGTCTCCAGAATATCAGCTTTCGACAGCGGAGCGGGAGGTCCGAACATCGAATCCTGCTTCGGGCTGCCGGCCTCATGCGCTACCTCGCTGTACTCCTTCAGAACCTCGCCGATTTTCTTTGCCGATTTCCGATTGTCGGCGAAAATCTGCACCAGCTTCTCCGCTACCGGGTCGCGCTCCTGGCCGGCGAGATCGCCTTGCGCCATCCAGTCTTTAACCGGCGTTCCCTCGCGGTGCAGATTGTCGAGGACTGCTGCCGCATCCGAGATCTCCTGGCCGAGTCCGACATCGAAGCGATCCCCACGCGAGACGGCTTCCTGGAACTGCGCCACCTTCGGCGCGGCTTGCAGCATTCCGGCGGTGATGTTCTTCAGCGACGGATTCTCGCTTTCAGCCATGCGCTCCAAGGCGCGCGGATCGGGGTAGGCCTTCGCAAAGACGGTGTTTCTGACGATACGGGCCCCGGTTTGCGAGAGCTTCCCGCTCGCATCCATGAAGACGCCCTGCTCTTCTACCGGCAGGCCTTTGATGAGTTCCCGCACAAACTCGGGATTCGGCGTGCCGTCCTCCTTCGGCTCGAAGGAATCCATGAGCGGCCCGGTCATGCGCCGGGAAAGAACCGCGGCCACTTCCGCATCGGACATGCGCGCGGCAGAACTCATGTTCGCTTCCTCTGCGAATTGGGCCACGTCCGCAGGCTTCATCGCATCGGTGATGACGCGGGTCAGCACGGGATTGGGAATCGCAGCCACCCGTTGCGGATCGTCGCCGTAGTCCGCCGCGTGGTCGATGAGGTCCTGCTTGTAGGCAGCCGCCCTGGGGCTGCCCTCCGCGTAAAGTTCCTTCAGGGCTTGCGTTCCATGATTTCGGGTAATCGTGGTTCCGTCCGGCAAGGTGATCGGCGCGCCATCCGAGGCCAAGCGCGAATCCGCCATCAGGGCAAAATTCATATCGCCCTTACGCTGGTCCACGCGCGCGCGACTCGCCACCCGATCCGTGTTTCTCGGCTGATACTCCTGCGGGTAGCCCGGTCGGAAGGAGTTGGTGAGCTCCGAGGCATCGCGAATGTCGTACTGGACGCCCACCTTGCGCCCCGTGATGGTGTAGACCTCGGCGGCTTTGCCGCTGGCAGCTGTGGGAACGTCCGGGCCGGCGACCGGCTTCTGGCTTGGGGCAGGCAGAAACTCTTTCGGGATTTCGGGCTGCTGAGGCTCTGGAGGCTCAGGAGCCGCTTTCCAGCCCTTCCCCAGGTCTAACCCGCCCTCGGATGGCGATACAGTCTGTGGCTGTTGAGCCACAGGGGCGGGAAGGAACTCAGGGGGAACGTTGGGTTTCTCCTCAGCCAATGTCGCGGCCGCTGGCGGCTGATTCGCCGATGCTGCCGGCGGCTGGGGAGAGTTTGCCCTACGTTCCTGGATTGCTGCCGCCCTCTGCTCCGCTATGGCGTCTTCGATAGGATTGGAGGTCCAGCCCTCGCCAAGATCTGTAGGGGGTGGCGCTGGCGTGGGTTCGACGGGCTGGGCGGGGGATGGTGGCGGGGAAGGCGGTGGAGGGGCTGGGGCCGATTCTGGCGCAGGGGCGCCCGGTCTGAGGCCTTGAGCCGTGGCCATCCTGTCAGCCTCGTAGGCTCCCTGCCTGCGGATGCCCTCTTGGCCGAAGATTTCCATTTTCGGGCGGTCGCCGGCCTGGCGCGCCGCTTGGTAGCCGTACATCACCTGGTGGTCAGTCAGCGAGGTGGGGTCGATGCCCTGACCGAACATTCCGCCGGGGCCGAATAGGCCGGAGACTTTCGCCACCGCGCCGCCGACTCCCAGCCCGGCAAGGTTTCCGCCTAGTTCGGCGTAGTCGGGCTTGGCTCCTGCCGCTTCGAGGGCTCTCTTGGCCCCTTCGCTGGCCAGATCGTACCCTGCCAGCGTCGCCACCGTGCGGATCGGCGCCTGCATCGCGGCGTAGGGAATCAGCACGCTCCCGATCTCAAGGCCGCCCTTGACGACTTTCCCGGTCCCGCCTACCAGTTGATTGAGACCTTCCGGGAGATAGGTCTCACCTTTGAGCCGATTCGCCTTGGACTGTCGGGCGGCCTCCTCCGGAGAGGCTGCTTTCGCCATGTCCCCGATTTCAGAGAGACCTTGCGCCACGTTATCGAGCGCCTGGAATCCGAGGTCGAAGGGACCGAGGCCGAACTTCTGCCGCGCCTCGTCGACGACCTTCTGCGCGGGCGCGGGAAGGATCGACGGCTTCGGCCTTGAGAAATCGACCGGCTGCGTTCCCCGCGGCCCGGTGTAGGTTTGCGTGCCGGGCGTGCGGGTATAGACCGAGAGCGGCGCGCCGGGGCCCGGCGGTTTCGGAGGATTCGGCTCCTCGGCGAGAATCTGCGGACCTGGTTGCGTCGGCGCTTTCGCCTTCCACGCGTCCAGTTGTCGGTTGTAGGCTTCGGCGGCTTGCCGCTGTTCGGCGGTATCCCAGAAGGGAGCTTCGTCCCCTTCGGCATCCTCGGGGAGGGACTGTCCTGGTCGAAAGCGGGGATAGTCGAGGCCCTTGGGAAGTGAAGGCGCTCCGGAAGTATCGGCGCGTCCACCGGCGGTGGATCCGCCGACCGGCGCCAGCGCCGCGGCGGAGGGCTGCGGCGCCACTTTCCAGCCTTTCCCCAAATCGACAGACGAATCCTCGGGCACAGGCGGGGGAGTTGCCTGGCCTGGCGGCCCGATGATCCAGCCCTGGGAACCCATGAGGTTAGTTCATGAAGTAGACGATGCCGTCCTTCTTGATCCAGGTGTGCCCGTCTGGAGCGGTGGCTTGCTGGCCCTCCTGGAGTTTGTCCACCACGTCCCGGGGAGGCTGCGCGGCCTTCAGAACCCTGCCCTTGCGGTACTGCACGTCCTGAAGGTTGTTTGTCGCCTTCGCATACTGAGCCTGGACCATCGGCCTCGCAATCGGCTTGCCGGCGTCGTCCGTCCCGCTCGCGAGTTGGGGCCCGAGCCGATTCCGAACGTCGTGATAGTCCTGCTCCTCTTTCGCCAGCGCGTTCAGCCGCGAGATCTCGAAGCGACTCTGTACGCCTTGCTGCCCCGGGGTTGGCGCGCCTGAGCCGCGCAGCGCCGCGCGAGCGTTCGCTCCAGCTTGGTTCCCCTGCGCTATCTTCTCTTTGGTCGCGTTGTTCTGCCCAGTGATGTCTTCCTGGGTGCCGAACTTCAGCCCGGCGATGTCGGAGAGCGTCTGGTTTCTTCCTGCCGCGATGGTCTCGCCGGATGTATTCTTCGCCGCGCTTCGATCGCCCGCTGCCTTGTTCGCCGCCGCCGCGGAAGCCGCGCGCAATGCGGAGCCGTAGAGTCTGCCCGGTACGGTCGGCGGCAAGAGCCCGCTGGCCTGTGCGTCGGTTGGGGTGGCGATCGGCGCATTCTGCCCGGTAGCGTTCTTGTACGCGGCCCAGTGCGCCGGGTCGATGTAGCTCCTGGTGCCGTCCGGTTCGTCTACCGAGATGGCCGTCGCCATGAACTTCGACTTCGCCGCCGCCGCGGCGCGGTCGTTATCCCGCTGCGCCTGCTCTTCCGGCGTGTACACCTCTCCCGGAATCTTATTTCCCTGCCGATCCCGATAGAAGACCTGGCGAGACGCGTCGGCCTTGCGCATGTACGTTGTGGCTGGAACCGTGGCCTGCGTTCCGGGAAGACCGGATACCGGGGCCGATGGCTGAGGCGCGGTCGGGCCGCCTGGATCTTGATACGGATCCGCTGGCCCAACGGCAGGAGATTGCGGAGTCGGAAGAGCTGCAACCCGATTCTGCGCCGTCGCCACCTGTGGGCTCGGCTGGTTGTAGGTTTGCGCCGGCAGGGTATCCTGCACCATCCCGTTGACCACGGGCCGTGTGTTTTGCTGGAACGCCTGTCGGTTCATGATGTCCTGAATCGAGGCGTTCGATTCATCCAGCGCCGCTTTTCGGGTGTACGCTTCGTTCTGCTGCTTGTAGTTCAGAAGCTGCTGCCGAAGGCCGTAGCCGTTGACGATGCCGTGCAGCAATCCGCCGATCGCGCTCTCTACTCCGCCTGCTGTCGTTCCCATGGTTAATCTCCCCAGCCCATCATCGTGCTCGAGTCCGGCGCCTGGACCGGCATATTCATGACGGCCCCACCGGAGGAACCGCCGCCGCCGCCGGTCGGCACGGCCATTAGCAAGCTTGCCAGGCTGCCGAGAATATCGCCTAGCCCCGGCGTGCTCGTCTGCGTCGACGTCGAGTTGCTCGTGCCGGTGGTGGACGTGCCCTTTCCGGTGTTCAGGAGTTGCTCTCCCAGCGAAGCGCCGAAATTCTGCTGATTGATCGCATCCGTAGCGATTCCGCCTTCGAAGTTCGAAACCGCTCCAGCCCTTGCCAGACCGGTGTTAAACATCGCGTCGCCCATGGTGCCCGAAGATCCGTAGCCGCGGCTGGCCATGTTCTTTGCCACCGTGGCTGGCGCCGTGGCATACGTCTGGTTGATGGAGTTCAGCCCGGCGTTCTCGACGGGTTTCAGCGCCGCAGTCGGATTCGACATCGAAGTGCTCGAGTAGTTGAGGAGATTGGTCATCAACTGTTGGAGCTGGGGAGAGAACGTCGGCGTTGCGCTGGCGCTGGTCGATCCCGATGTGTTGGTGGTTTGGCTACCGCCGAGAAGGCCCGATAGAAACGACATGGTGATTATCCTTGAATCCCTGTAAGCTCGGAGCGTGCCGTCCTTGGCCCACTACAAAAGAGTGCTGCTCCAATCGGTCCAGGCCCAGGCGCGTCGCCAAGGATTAGAGGTCCCGGCAGGAGCTTTCCGCTTCGTCAGCTACGATTTCCACGGGGAGCCGGTGCTCGCCGTCAGATGCACTTCGCATCCGGATCTGCGCCTCGCGCTGTTCCACCGGGTATGGAACGCCCATCGGCGTGGCGAGTACTGAGGCCGGCCTCGAACCCTTCTTTGCTCAACCCGTAGAGCCACACGTCCCGCGGATGGCCGCCCGACATCGTGTGCCCGATGAGGGTTCCCTCGCGTCTGGCGCCGAGCGCGCACACGAGCGAGCTCGTGGCGCAGTACGGCGCCGCAAGGACCTGGAACTCCAGCTTCCCTAACCCAGGCTCCGCAAACATCTCTGCGACCGCCAGCCGCGACGCCTTCAGCGTGAAACCGTGCCCCTGGAAGTCCGGCTTCAATAGATAACGAACGCTGCCCAACCACGGCGACATGCGCTCGAACGTCACCAGGCCGCCCAGTTCGCCCCCGCCGTGCACCGCCCACGTCCTCAGCCGCCCCCATTGCGCCTGCATGCAGTCCAGAAAGGCCGTCAAATCCCGCGGGCTGAAATCGTCCGAGACTTTTTCGCGGAAAGGCTCGATCCACCGCCACACCCGCGGCAACGCTTCGAAGGGGAACGGGGTGACAACTCGAATCTGCACCTGAACCTCAGAACGTCGCAAAACTGAATCCCCCCGAAATGTAGAGGCATCCCGCTGCGTTGAACACCGCGATGCTCCCGTTTGGAAGCACCTGGAATTGCGCTGCCACGCCCGCGGCTCCGGTCGAACCGGCCATCGGGAAGATCACGATTGCAGCCGGTCTGTAGCCCACTGGAAGCACTCCTACGACCGTGGTGTTCGCTGGCCCTGCCGACCCGCTCCTGGCATACCGCACGAAGACCTCACCCCGGCTGTTTTTTCGGTAGCTGGATGGCGCATCACCGCTGCCTAGATCCGTTCCCCAGGTGTCGCCAGCTATGGGCGTCCAAGGGCTGTATCCCGTGCCGGGAGCGCTCGATTCCACGATGTTTCCGACTCCGGCGTCCGAGATGGAGCCATACTGCGCGTTGGTAACCAGGTTGTAGGCGTCCGTGGCGTTGAACACGATATCCGCGCCTCCGTTGCCGAATGCCTGCACGTTGTTCATCGTGTTGTACACGTTCTGCGATCCCTGGAAATGGACTCCGTTTGATGTGCAAGCGGTTGAAATCACGTTGTCAAACTGGTTGCGGTAGCATCCCAGTTGAATCGAGAGTCCGGTCTCGCCGTTCGCCGCGTCCGAACCGTCCACGTTTACGAAGTTGCTCCAACAGACGCCCATCAGCTTGATGGACCGCCCCGCCGAGCCACCGGAGATCAGGTTCGTCACCTGATGCCCGAGGCCCTCTATCCACAGCATTCCGAAGTTGCTATTCGTAATGTTGATGTCAGAGTAAATACAGAACGACTCATGGTACGAGATGAACGAAGCCGCCGCGCCGTTTCCGCACCCGTCAAACGTCAAGCCGCTGAACCGTGTCCGGTAGCACAAATTCGAATAGATGCCCGTGCTCCCGTAAATCCCGGAAGTGGGTCCGAAGTTCTTAAAGTTCAAATTTTCCAGCCGCGAGTTCGCCAACCCGGTCGCATATATCCCGTTGTAGCCAATCGTCCCGGTTGCGCTGATCCCGTCGAACGTCAGGCCGGAAATGCAAACGTTCTGCGCCAATGTGGCTGGCGCCACACCGTACCCAGCCGCCGCCAGTGGTATTCTGATCGCCTCATAGGGCGTGATCGTCGTGCCCACAATGCTCTTGATCTTCACAATTTGGTACAACTCGTAAGTTTGCGTGCCGCCGTAATAGGCCTGCGCAGAGGAGTACCCCAGCATCCCGTACCCGCCCACTGAAAACCCGGAGGCGGAGGCTACTTGGAAGGAAGGCGTTATGGTCGAATGCCGCGTGGCGAACGTGCCGTAGTCCGAAGAGAAATTGGTCGGCGCTCCCTGCCCGTAGCCCAGCACGCTCAGGCAGGATACAGGCCCTGACCCGGGCCCCGAGGCGGAATAATTCAGCGAGATCGTCGGATTCCCGATACCAACCAGCGAAAAGTTTGAAACCCCGCCGATCGTGATTGTCGCGTAAACCGTGGTGTTCTGAGTCACCGCGACACAGAATGGAACGCCCGCCGTCTTGCCGTGTTGCAACGCCTCGTGGATGCCTCCGCTGGAACTGCTGATCGTCCAGGCACCGGTGTGCGTATGGGCGCAACTGAAGCTCAACGTGGCCCCCGCTGCGGCGCCTTCGACCGCGTTGCCCCCGGTGATGCACACCGCCTCCGGTGTGCCGCCGCCGCCGCTGATCAAAAAGTAATGCGCCACGTCCGATCCGTTCAGGCCTAGCGGAACCGACCCCGGCAGCGTGATAGTGTTCAGTCCCACGCCGAGGTTCCCGCTTGTCGGCGTCTGCGAGAACTGATAATCGGTCGCCCGCATCATCAGCGAACTGGCCGCCGCGCTCGGCGTCCAGGCCGACCCGTTCCACGCGAGCGCCTGGTTGATGGCTGGCGCGGTGGACGAGATGTTGTACCCTTGCAATTGGCTGGCGTTAGCACTGGCCCCGCCCGCTGCCGTGGGCTGCCAGCAGTTATTGGCCGCGCTCCACGCGAGAACCTGCGTATCGACCGGCGCTGTGGCCGCCACGGCGTAGCCTTGCAGGGCCGTGATTGTCGGCGAGAGCCACGATCCGTTTTCGCACAGGAACCGCGCGCTTCCAGCCATCGCGCCAGGATCGGGCACGATTCCGGGCGAATGGCCCGGGCCGCTGGCCGCCATCCTCGGCAGATCTCCCGTGCCAATCGGGTTTCCCGGCATGTAGACGTCCGAGGTGGCCGCGACCCGCGTTACATTCAAGGCCGTACGGAGGACGAGGCCGTTGTTGCCTGGGTCCGCGAGCCCCCCGCCGCCGACGCTTCCCGCCGGCACAGCCCAGGTCGAATTTTCGCAGAGGAACCTCAGGGAGCCGGCAGCCGGCCCCGGGTCTGGGACCGCGCCCTCCGCGTGCGTCGCGCCCGAGGCCATGAACACCGGAAGATCCGCGGCAAGCAAGGCGTACCCGGGCGCGTAGTAATCGCCCGCGTTCCCCGGCGTGGCAACCGTCGTGGTGTTAAGGGACGTGCGCTTCAGTAGCCCGTTGGCCCCTGAGTCCTGTAGGCCTGCTGCCACCCATCCCGATCCGGAGTTGACCCAGAGTTTGAAACTCGCGTCCACTGCGAGTTTCCCGGCCGCGTTCGCCGGCAGAGTCCCCGGCGTCAGCGTGATCGAGGCGCAGGCCAGCAGGTTATGAGCCGCCGCGTTGATATCCTGTCCCCAAGGGGTCTGAGCGAGAGCGGAGATCGCCGACCACGCGCCCGAGAAGTAGATCTGCGGAACTCCGTACCCGTCGATGGCCATCATTCCGGACGCGAGCGTCCCGCCCACCGTTACCGTGCCACCGCTCGACCATCCGGCCAGGCTCGCCGCCACCGCGTAACTGATGGTGGTCGCTCCCGCGGATGTGACCTGGACCTTGACGACGTTGTAGCCGGAGGGTGTTGCCCCGGCAACCGTAACGAGCTGGCCGGCCACCATCTTGTGAGGCCCGACCGTCACAGTGGCGATGCCGCCCGACCAGGAGCCGCCGGTTACCGTGAAGACGGTTCCTGGAAGACTGGCCGCCTGATACTGGACCGCCCCCGCCGTGCGGATGTAGTTCCCGGCGTAAACCACATCCCCGCCGGGGTACTGTATGTCGCTGGCGATGTTTCGGAAGTCGAGCGGAGCCAGCCCGCGCGTGGACTGCCAGCCGGACGGATTAAAGAGCCAGGCCATAATGGGTCACCTCACACGTTCGGAGCTTCGGAAGGCGGTACGGATTCGGCGGATAATTCACGAGCTCGCAGAAACACCTTGCCCTCATCGGGGCCGTCGCCCTGCCAGAGGCCGCAGTTCTTGAACTCCTCGGGAGCGAATCCCCCGCCTTCGATCACGGCGAGCATGAAGGGCGAATGAACGTTCTGCACCGCCTGAAGCCGCTGCTGCAGATTGTCGATCTCCGACTGGAGATTGTTGATCTGAACCAGGGCTTGATTGATGGCCTTCGCCATCGCTTTCGTCAGTTCGATTTGTTTGGGCTGGTTGGTCATGTGATAAGTCCGTGCGTTCGAAGTGAGGCGAGAAGGAGATTGAAGCGCGTCGCCACATCGGTAGCGTCTGTCGTGTTTCCGGGCCCGGTCTGCCGCGTGGTCAGAACCTGCAGCGCGTTAACCCAAACACCCGGAGGGGCGCCCGCCAGCGTCGTAAGCATAACCGTGTTCGCGCCGGAGTAGTCCCAAAGGCCGAGTACCGAACCATTGGTACCGACGGCTGTGGAAAATCCCGCTCGCGCCGGGCCGCCGCCGCCGGACCCGCCGGGGCCGTACCCCATAGTCACGATGCCTGGGCAGATGGCGATTTGGTATCCATCTACCGAACTTGCAACGGTCACACCCGCAGTACGACTCAGGACGGAGATCGTCCCCGCCGTCAACTGGCTACACTGGATCGTCCCCGCGTAGTTCAGCGCAGTAGTCGCTGTCTCTGCACTGGTCGCCGTCCCTGAATTTCCCGCGTAACTCGCCTGGCTCACCTGCCCCACAATCAGCGATCCGGAAATCTGCACGTTATGGAAGAAGGCATTCCCGCTCGAGTCCGTGCCGAAGGCTGGTTGCCCTGGAGTCCCGCCTACTCCGAAAGGCCCTTTGAACCAGGCTCCATAGAAGCCCGATCCATTCGGATTCAACGGGCCTACCCGGTCGTCGCCGATCAGCCCGGTCAGCACTAGTCCCGTCAGCGCATCGAACTGCTTGATTAGCGACATCCGGCCGCCGCCGCCGACCTGCAATTCCCCCGTTACGATGAGGTCCGCCGCCAGATTCGTGATGGTCTGAAGGCCGCCCTTGATCGCGAACTGGCTGCTCAGGTTCGCGGCCTTCGTCATGTCGATGGAACTCATCGTCCACAGCCCCGTGGCCTGGTCGACACAAAACTCGCTGGAATAAGATCCCACCATGGCCGCCGCCATGTCCGCAACGCCCGTCGTGGTTCCCACGGTGATGTGCACTGCGGGCGTTACCCCCGGGACAATCGTGTTGCGCTGGATTCCCGCCGTCCCATGCGGCGCGCCGATGACAGTAGCGGCGTCCACGGCTTCGGCTTCGGCCTGCATCCCGACTCCTCCTCCGCGGTTCGGGGGCGCGGAGAGAATCCGAACCGAGCGCGCGTAGAGTGTCATGCCCATGACTGCGGTTGGAGTATCGAGGAGAAACGAGTGCGGGGCTACAACCGCATCCGGGACCGAAAGCGGAACCAGGCCGCCTGGGCCGGTTGCGGTTACCTGGGTCGACAGCCCATTCTGGATAGCGTTCGGATCGTTGTCCCAAATGCCGACGATTTCGAACGCGAAACCACGCGGCAGCGTCCCCAAGTTGCTCAGATCGACGTACACCGCGACCGGCGTTGCCAGCTTGCCCGTGGAGTTGTCGTCGATGAGCGCCGAACCACTCTTTAGAGGATAATCCGCCGTGATGCCGCCGACCAGCGGTTCGTACTCGACGCCGCTCCCTGGCTTGGCGACGTAGGCAGGCACGGTAAAGGTCGCGCTGGGCGTAGGCTCGGCATCGCCATACTCCGCCGGCGCCGGATCGACGTACTCGCTGTAGGCCTGCACATAGACTCGGATCGAAGTGCCAGGGGTGGGGTCGGCGATGGTGAACTGCCAGGGTTGTGTTGAAACGTCGTAGGGAAACTGGCCGTAATCCTCCGGGTCCCAGTTCCCTTGTAGGGTCGTCGTGCCATCGAGCGCCGTCGAGCCGCTGAGATCCAGCCCCGTGCTCAACGATTGATCCGGATCCTCCACGTAAATGTGGCCGCCGGCCGCGGTGAATCCCGACACCTGGACCGATACATTCAGTTCCTGGCCGTCCCACCCGGCGGTAACCGATTGGATCTGGAAGTTTTGAGAGGGCGCGGGTGGCGCGCCTCCGTTGCCTCCCGTGCCGCCTGTGCCCGAACCGGTTACGAGCTTGGCCACTTCCGCGACCGCCTTCTCCGCGCCTTCCTGTAGCGAGCGAAAACGGTTATTCAGCGTCTGGATGAGCTGGTTGCCCGAGAGGTTCGGAGGGATCGGAAGAGGTTTATTCATCGACGGGCACCTGGACCCACTGCGGAACCGGAGGCGTAGGTTTCACTGGAATCGACACCTCGGCAAAGCTCTCCGGCGTCGGCTCGACGGGTATTCTCAGCGGTGTGAAACTATCGGGAGTAGCCTCCACGGGAATCTTTACCTCACTGAAGCCCTCCGGTGTCGGCTCGACCGGAATCGGCACAGCGGTGAATTCCGCCGGCGTAGCCTCGACAGGGACATTCACCGGGCTGAAGCCTCCCGGCGTAGCCTCCACGGGAATTCTCACCTCGCTGAAACCCTCCGGGGTGGTCTCCACGGGCACTGCTTCGGCAGTGTAGCCCTCCGGTGTCGGCTCGACCGGAATTGGCACAGCGGTGAATTCCGCCGGCGTAGCCTCGACAGGGATGCTCACCTGCTGGTATTCCTCCGGGGTAGCCACCACCGGCAGAGGAAACCAGCCCCACTGACCATCCGGAAGCTCCCGACACCACACGCGCAGGCCGTAGATCTCCGCCTGGCCGGTTCCCGGCGTGAACTTCGCAGAGATCAAGTGGCCCTGCATGCTCCCAGGCAATCGCGAACTCACGGGGCGCCGGGTCGCACAGGTCGGAGTTGCCACCGTGGCGCGCAAGGCCATCGCATTGCCGGGAAGATCCGTATAGAGCGTGAGGCTGCCGATCGCGCTGGCGATCAGCTCAAACTCGACCTTCCCGAACAGATGCGATTTCTCGAAGCCCATGGAACCCTACTGGCCCCCGCCCGCTCCCGGCGCGATCGGCACCGTCTGCCAAACTTCACCCTGCGGCAAAGCCGAGCCGTCGATGTAGACGCCCAGCGGTCTCACGTAGACCACCATGGAGTACAGCTCGAACTGAGCTGTGGAACTCGGGGTGATCTGCGGATAGAACTCCGTCCCGCGGATTCCGTCGAGCGGAACAGTCACTGTCTTGCGGCCCGTAGTGGCAGCCAGCGCCACGCCCGCGCCCAGGCGGGTCGCCAGCGTTCCCGGAGGACTCGCGGCCGGCATGTCGGTGTAGAATTGCAGCGTCGCGGTCGGCGTGCCCGTGCCGGTCAGCGCGTATTGCAACGTCACTTCCTTGAACTCGTGTACCTTCCTGAAAGCCATCGAAACACCCCTCTATTGAGCGCCCTGCTCGCCTGGCGCAATTGGCAGCGTGTGCCAGTAATCGGCCTGCGAACCGTCCGCGTAGACTCCCAACGGCACGATGCGCACCTTGTAGCCGTAGACCCCGAAGACTCCGCTCCCGCCGATCAACTGGTGGCGGAAGAGCCGCCCATAAATCGTCTTTCCGATCCCTACCACCGGATCTGTGAGGACAACTCGAAGAACCTGCCTGCCGCTGGTTGGCCCGACCAGTAGGCCCAAGTTACCGGTTCGCAGCGCCATGACACCGCCCGGAACGTCCGACGAGATGTTCAGCGTTGGCCCTCCCAGCGAGGCGTCGAAGTCAATCTCCACCTGGTCGATTACGCCGACTCCCTCCAGACCGTGGTTCGTGATGCCGCTGTCCCACGTCATGCCCTGCCGTGCCTCGATATAGTAGTGGAGCAACATCGGGCTCTCGACGACCGCCGGCTGTGTTCCGCTGGCCCCGGGCCCGGTGATTCGGATCGAGAGGTTAAAGCTCTTGATCGGTTTCCCTACCAGGGCCGAGACGTAGTAGCCCGTGGGGTACACCAGGGGAATGACCTGCTTCGTAAGAGCAGTCGAGGAGATTGTGGCCAGAGTGAACGAATCGACCGGATGAGCGGCTCCAGCGTCCGCGTTCTTGTCAATACGGCAGATGATGGTCAGCGTCGCCCCCTGGGTGTTGTGCGACAGCACCAGGTCACCCCAGGTTTTCAGCCTGTCGGGCAGTCCGCAATCGTGATATTGCGATTGAAACGCCAGACGGCCCGTTCCGAGGTAGCCACTCTCGACGTTGAACACGCCCGCTGCCGCTCCCAGAAATGTCGTGCCGACATCCAGGAACGCGCCATAGCCGGTCGAGGCCGCGAACCAGCGCCCAGAGGGGATATGCAAAACGAGACTCCCGACCGGCGTGCCGCTCGAGGTGGTCGAGGGATACGAGACCCATAGGCGGCCGTTGCGGTGCCCAATCGCGCAGGGCCCCATCGACGCAGTAGCAAACAAAGGAAAATTCTCGGTCGCCAACCCACGGAAAAGCGGATCGACCTTAAAGCTGGCCTTCCCCGGCACGTCGTTATTGAACGTGTAAACACCGTCGGTCGAGACGAAGTGGTCGTTTGCCGCAGTGCTCACCACCGCCCGCGGCCCCACAACGCCCATCTCCGGCACTGCGACCTGAATCACCGAAGCCGAGTCCCCGCAGTCGCCGATCAGCACCCAGATCGACTTTGCGCGGTAGATCGCCAGGAAGCCGGGCCGGGCGATAATCGCCCTAATTTCGTCCCCTGAGTCAGTCCCGATATCCGCCCAGTTGCCGTCGTAGTCGTCGCCTGAGCCGGGGAAGAAAGCCGGTTGAAGAGGTGGTGTCCACCAGATGCGGTTTGGATGGTCCGCGGAATTGCCCACCACGATGCGCCCGTTATAGACCTGGTTGCACATGATGCTCGCCTTTGGCGGCTTATCGTGATCGGCTTCCATGATGGTGCCGAGTAGCAGCAGTGAGGTGTCGTCGAAGCCATCCGAGGGGTTGCCGGTATCTACGAAGGTGGCCGTCGTGACGGGAATGGGGTTCGGGTTGACAAGGTACGGAGTGGCAGCCACGTCCGGATTGTCCGAGGTGTACGCCGGCACGTTGCGGTAGACATTCCAGCCCGTCGCCTCCGGCGGAGCGCCCGTTGGTTGCGTGATCGTATTGGCGTAGCTGTCCAGGTTGGTGCCGTGGCTGCCGCTGCCGCTGCCCGCGCTGGCCGAGGGCGATGGATTCGTCTCGCCGAGAGCGTCAGTCACCCAGGTGACGTAGTAGGTGTCCCACCAGTCGACCTTCTTTGATCCCGTGGCTGGCAAGGTGGGAACCGCACTCGTCGGGGTGGCCAGGTTGGTAGGCGCCGAAACGGTCCAATCGCTCGACGCGATGCCGTTGTCCCTGCGCTGCTTCGCCTGGTTCATGATCCACAAGTACCCCTGGTAGGAAAGCATCCCGAGGGGATAGCCGTCGTAGTCTGTATTTATGGGCGCTTCCGAGGCGCGCCCGACCTGGCACAGCTTCGAGCCGTCGGAGAAATACAGGCGGTTGGCGCCTGCGGAGCTGACCTGGCACAAGCTGTTCTGCCCCGTGGGGCTCGTCGAGCTCAGTAAGCCGGGCTGCGGAGCCTGCTCCAGCCTGCCATCGGACCCCGCGAACCAGTCCGTGAGGTCCAGGCATTCGCCTTGCGGAACATTCACCAGGTCTGTCAACGCTGCGCGCCGCGGGTTCTGGTCGGACGGCACAAGCAGGTCCAGACCTCCGGGGGTGATGCGCTGTTCGTTAAGCTTGTAGGACATGAGGCTGTACAACCGATCGGACTTCTTGCGGCTTCCCGAAGGCGTTATCTACTGCAAAGGCGAGCCGTACGCTTTTGGCGAACTCTCAGTGAAGGGAGAGAGTTGGACAAACGACTTTCTCTGCCTGGGCCTCCAATGGATCGAGGCCGACGACTCCGGCCAGGCAACCGACCACTTGGACTCAATGCTCACGACAGGGGCCACTTTCCCCTTACAGAATTCCTACGGACGCGACGGCCTCTTCAATGAAAAGGACATCTTCCTCGTCTACGAACCATCCGATTTGCGCGCCATGGTCGAGCACTTCACACATGCCCTCGGCCTTCCTGTGCCGTAGACGCCATGGATTACAATTGAAGGCGTGAACCGCCGTGGTTTTTTCTCACTGATTGCCGCCCTGGCGAGTCCGACGCTACTTGGCGCTATTCCCCAGATGCCACCGCAGGTATCCTGCGTGCAGCGCCTGCGGTCCTTCCGGATCTGCTACATGCCAACCGACCAAAAATTACGCACGGCGCTCGTCACTCCTGAAGCTCTGGAGGGCGGCCGCATCGTCCACCTCTCCGGCGGAGTCGCCGTTCAGCTCCGCGCGGACGGCATCTTAATCAACGCCAGTTCTAGGCCCATCCGCATGGGTTACGCCCCCTTGCCGTAGTACTTCTCAAAAATCTGCTCGTACATCTTGACCCGCGCCGCGCAGTGCTGCGCCAGGTCCGGAATCTCCGACTCGCCTTCTCTCCCGTAGGCCTTCGCGAGAACGAAGAAAGCGAGGTAGCCTGCCACCGGAGCGGGCGCTTGCAAAAGCACGTTCACCCCGGCCACGTCGATGTCCGGCGGGTACATACTACAAATCATGGGCAGCGAGACCGCCGTTGTGGGGACTGGCGCCAGGCCCACTGCCGTGATGCCGATATCGTCCTCATACCAATGGTCCGGAGCGCCAGCCGTGGCCTGAAAGCCTGGGTCTCTCGATTCCAACTCGATCACGGTTGCCGGCCGCAGGGGTGACGTGCCGAAGGAGATATGCAGCGTGGCGCTGTGGCGGGAGGGAAGAGAGTATGTGGCCGTACCGCCGGCAGTCGTGATCGAGGTGTCGCGCTCCACGAAGAGCATGGCAGAGCGTGAAAGCTGTTTTGCCGCTTCATCCACCCATTGGATGAGGTCGGTGGAGCCCCAGAAGGTCAGATGCGCCAGGCTGTCCGAATGCAAATCGGGCAGCAGGTTGGAGATTACCGTCGTCGTGTTGATCTCACCGGCCATTACTTCTGCTCCCTTGCCGCCTGGCGCTTCAGAATCTCGTCGATCAAATCCGATCTGTCGAACAGCGCCAACTCGAAGGGCTGCACGTCGTACCGCGCTGCTTGGCTTCGCGCTCTCACGTAATCGCCGAGCCCCGTCATTGAGTCCAGAAACGTGTTCAGGCAGCCGAGGCCTCGCGCGAGTTGCTGCGCGCCTTCCTTCAGCCGGCATCTGTATACGCCGTACTCCACCAGGTCCTGGTGATAGCTGGCTGGAATCACCGGCGTATCGTTCGCGCCGAGGGCCGCCGGCGAGTAGGCGTAGGTGAATTGGGCCGTGGCCGTCTGCTGCGGGGTCACCATCAGCAGGTTCGATCCCAGGGTGCAGTACCGCGCCGCCGTGCCTGCGGTGGCCTGCCATGCCGGGTTCCAGCCGTCGAGCTCGCCGATTGTCGACGGCCGCAGCCTCACGCCCGCCACCGTGATTCTCAGCGGAACAAGGAAATCGGTCAGCGTCGAGCGTTGGGTGTACCAGCAGCCGCTCAGAGAGAAGGCCACCGTCTTCTGTAGGCAGAGGGTCAAGAGCACCGCGAGTTGTTGCCCCTCGTTGATGGCCGCGAGAACCTCGTCCGCCACCACCACGCCGCCCACGGTTGGCCCGCTTCCCACTACGACCGATACCGGCGCAGCCGGGCTGTCGTCGATCCGCGTGATGATCCTGCCGGCGATGTCCGCGACGGTCATGCTTGACCTGAGTGCCTCATAGCCCGCACCTTTTCCAGATCTGCCACCAATGCTTCGCGCGCCGGCACGCGACGCACTGATTGATCCTGTCGATGAGATCCCTCAGCCCTCGCGTCGCCTGTTCAACCGTGGTCGCGTTGGCTCGCAACTCATTGGAGATCGCCGTCTCCACTTCGTCGGATGCCAGCCAGTAGGCTTGGCGCTCGGTGTCGCACGCGTCGGTCGTTCTCAGGCACGCCAGCAGCGCCTGTTCCGCGGCGGCGCTCTTGGAGACGGCTGCCTGATACTCTGGGGAACCCTGCTGCGCCGTCGCGGCCATAGCCACGAGAATCACGCTAATTAAGAGCCTCACCGGTACCCCCTCCTCAGCCTGTGCCGCGTGTAGTAGCTGTCCAACTGCATGACCGCCGGCGCCATCCCCTGGGCTTCCGATGTCCGCATATTCTGAAGCGCAGCCTTGGCCAGGGTGGCGTGGAACGTCGCTCCCGTGTAGTCCTTCAGATGCGCCTTGATGCGCCCTGTCACCCCTTCCACCAACGCGGCCGGCTGCATCCACACCTGGAGGATTGTGCTCGTGGAACTGAGGTCCGCGGCCTCCGACACGTAGGTGTACGGAATGCCGATGGCCTGGTCGGGCACTGGATAGAGCTCGACCTCCATGTTCGGAGGCGTCGAGTTGTCGTCCATTCTCGATGCCCAGGCCGTGGGAGTACCTGACTGCACCCTGCAGGGGTCGCTCTGGTTCAACTGCGCGATCGAGAAGCGCTGCAACTTGTCGAAGGCCGTGTCCTGGAGCGTCCGACAATTCGCCGGCAGGGCGTAGACGTTCTGAAAGATCGAATAGCTGGAGCCTGCCGCGCTGGGGCCTTCGTAGGGCCGATCCAGCGTGCCCGTGGTGGCTGTCAGCCAGGTGAACGTGTAGAACTCATCCCGCCCAGCCACGCGAAATTGTAGCCCCGACATGCCCGTGACCCAGGTTGTTCCGGTGCCGGCGATTGCCGTCGATCCCCGAAACACTGCCACCGGGCCCGTCGTGTAGGGCGCCGTGGTTTCCAGGACCGCATCGACGTTCAGCCGCGACCAGGGCAACTCGCCCAGGATCTCCGCGTAGCGGTCGCCGATCCAGCCCTCGATGAGATCGAGGGACACCCCTGGGAAGGCTTGGGTGAGACGTAACTTCAGATCGCCGTAGGTCATAGATTCTCAGTTCGCTACCACGCCATGCAAGGCCTGTAGGCTACATAACCACAGGTAGAAGTCGCTGGGTTGTAACTGTACCCCGCCGGGCACGTCTGCGCCCAGCAGGACATTGCGGCGACCATGGCCGCCAGAAAAACAGTCGGTTTCATTGACTCATCCTCGGTCTACCCCTCCTCGCTTCTCCCACACCCGCCGCTATCAGCCGGTCCAGCTCCGCGAACCGCCGCTCGCGAATCGTGATGGTCGTCCGGATCTCCGGCTGAGGCTCAAAATCCCCTTGTTCTTCGCCGCGGCGCTTAGTGCGCAATGCGGGCCGCCGGAAGGTCCCATACACCATCCCGAGTCGGCGAAACGCCTGCTCCACCGCGAACCAGGAACTTTTCAGCCGGCCATCCGGTCCGCCATATTCACGCACAAATCGGAAAGCTTGGTAATCCGATTCCGTGATTGGCGGGATGAAGCTCGGGCTCATCGGCTCCCGTCCACCACCAGCCGCGCGCCCGGTGCAATCACCGTCGTATGCGTCGGGCGGATCACCCAGCCGTTGTCGCTCGATATGGTGCCGGATGTGATCGTGGTATCGTAGTTGCCCGCGTTCGTGCCGCTCAGCGCGAGCGGCCCAGCCATTCCCACCGGCCCCAGCATCCACACGCCCGTGAGTGAGCTCGTTGTCCCGCCCACCGTCACCGCTCCACCATCGCTGTCGATGGTGCCCGTCCCGGCTACCGTTCCCTCGACCAGTAGCGAGCCGCCCTGAACGTCGATTGTGCCGCTGATCGTGCCGCCCTGCCAATCCACAGCAGTTCCCGCGCCCGCGATGGCGTAGCCGCCGATCTCAGTCGCGCCAATAAAAGTCGCGGTGTACCCTACGTACATTGGCTCCGACGCGTCCGCTTCGTACCGCGGAGCCGATGCAGTGAGTACCCCCCATGCGGCCAAATACAAGCAGAGCACAGCCCCGCCGATTGCCAGAGGCCTTACGGTTCGCATATGTAGGTCACCGTCCCCGTCGCCGGCGTCGAGATGGAAATCCCCCCGGTCCCGCCATCCACTCCAAACGCTCCCACATTCGTGATCGTGATACCGGTGCTCGCCACCGAATAAGTGAACAGCAGCCCGGTCGAGCTGCTCACTACACACTTCGCCGTCGAGTGCGTGGCGCTGAATGAGACCGTGCAGCCGGTGGCCGCCGCGCCTTCCACCACGGTGCCGATATGATCCGTACCTGTGATGGATGGCGAGGTCCCGCACGAACTCGTAGCGATGGTCGCGGTACCCATCCACGAAGCGGCGCCCATCACGTCGCCGATGTTGAGCGACACCGCTCCGGTGTAACCATTGACGCTCTGCACGGTGCCGGGTGGCCCCTGAATCTCCGTCCAGTCGGCCATCGTCCCAGACGTGCCGCCGTTCTGGATGAATGTCTGGCTGAGATCCGAGCGGATAACAACATCCCCCTGCTGTACGCTGAGAGCCAGTTGAGCCGCCTCCGAAGCGACTACGTACGTGTTGATGATCGCGAGCGCCGGCATCTGGGCGCTCGGAATCTTGCCGGCCCCGTCCAGCGTCGCCACACCCGATGCGACGCCCATCTCGGAACGCTTCACCTGCGCATCGTTGGTCACGCTCGCCAAACAACCGATTGTGAGGACGCTTCCCAGAACGCTTGTGCTGCAATTCGCGGATGGCTTGATCCTCAGCACGCTCGGAAAAGTCCCGAGGACGTTGCCGCTCCCGTCCAGCCCTTGCACCAGGAAGCTGTTGTTCTGGCAGTGCGCCGTGGAGCAGGCGATCCACGCCAGCAGCAGCAGCACCGCCCCGCGCCAGAGCCACTGGCCGATGCGCGCGGCGGCGCCGGTCGCCGATGTCGCCGAATCTACCTGCGCCGCCGGCTCCCGAATCGCGGCATCCGTCGAGAGCTCCGTCGCCGGGCGCCAACTGGGATGCGTAAGCGCCGCGAAAATCACCGCCGCTTCCCGCTCGGCTTCCTCCAAGTGCGCAAATCCGCGATCCCCGCGCAGCACCTCGAGCGCCGCGGCCGGCACCTCCACGCTCAGCTCGTGGCCCACCAAGCGGGCGAGTTCCGGGAAGCTTTCCACCTTCACGCGCTCACTGGGCATAGCCTACCGGCCTCCCTACCGCGTGCTCGTCCTGGAAAAAAGTGCTGGTAGTAGTCGGCTGAATGTACCCGACCACCTGCCCCTGCGCGAATGGCGCGCCGCGCGACTCGAAGGCGTACTCGCGCCCGAGGGCCACGCGGCGCGGCCCCACCGTCGCTCCCGACGCGGTCACTTTCCAGACGTCGTAATCGGTGGTCGGCCAGTTGGCGACGCTCGGGTTCTCGCCCACCACGATCAAGCTGGTGAAGGTCTGCGCGGTGATCGGCGTTGTCGCCGCCGGCGCCTGGGTTGCCGTGAAAGTTCCGGCGTACATTGGGTCTCCTCCTCTACGGCAAGTACTCGACGTCCACGGTGAGCGTGGCCGAGTTGTTCGCGCCCGTGATGAGCCTCACGGCAAAGGCAGCCGGTGGATCGATCCCCGCCGCTCCCACCAGACCGCCCGAGGCGTACAGCCCACTCGCCGGCAGCCAGGCGCCCGGATAGAAGTCGAAGAAGTAGGTGCCATTAACCGACAGTAGGCTTGCGGCGGTGAATCCAACGAGCGCGACGAGAGTTGTACCTCCGGGGACCGCGCCGCAGAGTACGAAGGAATCGTTGCCTCCGGTCGTAGAGGCGCCGGCCACCGTCACGGTGAAACGGAGGCCCCGCACCCACGCGGCCGGCTGGAGCGCCGAGTCGTAGGTATGCGAGGCCACCGCCGCGAAGGCCGGCAGGATATTGCGATGTGTGCCTTTGCGTTGAGCCATTGGTACTCCTTTTACGCGAGTGTCACATTCACGCCGAGGCCGAAGGTGGCCGAGGCGGGAGTTCCGCTGACCGCCACCACGTTGGCCGTGTTCGCCGAGTTCCAGTGGCTGAAGCCCACACCCGCCGTTTTGCCGCCCGCCAGTACAACCGAACCGCCGGCTGCCGCGTCCACCACGAAAGCTGAGGTCAGGCTGGTCGATCCCGAGTTCACCGGGTTAATGAACTGGCAGTCCTCGAAGATGAGGAACCTGTCGATCGAGGCCGCCGGAATCCGCGCGAACACGTGGTTCGTCGCGTGGCTCGTGTTGCAGACAAAGAGGCAGCGGCGGAAGATATTCCGCGCCGCGCCGCCGCCCATCAGAAGCTGGGAGTTCAAGGCCGCGCCCAGGGTGATCGTGTCCACGCCAATGACGCAATCCTCGAAGAGGTTTTCCTGGCCCGAAATCCGGAGCGAGTAGGCGCCCGCGATGTCGTTCGCGCCCGCCGCGCCTCCCAGGCCCGCGATGTGGCAGTTGACGATGTGATTGCGCTCGCCGGTGACATTGAAGCAGCCGGTCGGCAGCACACTTGCTACGCCCGCGAAGAATTCCATGTTGGCAATCAGGCAGCCATTCGCCGAGAGAGTGAACAGATTGGAAGCCGTCGCATAAGTGCTGGCAAACGCCACGCGAGACCGCTGGCTCAGAGCTTGCCGCGCGTTCACGCCGACTAGGTGGACGCCGTCCTTGGCCCATGCCAGAGTGGCGCTTTGGTAATCCGTTGTCAAAGAGGCGGTGTCGCTTTCGGCAAACATATTCACCACGTCGTTCTGATTCGCCTTCGCCTGGCTCTGCGCCTGAAGAAGCGTCTTCAGAGCGCTCCGCGGACTCAATCCGTCCCGGTTATCCGAGCCGCTGTAGGCCTTCACAAACCAGGTCTTGCCCTGCGTCAGAAGCGGCGAGCCGATGAAGGCATTCGCCTGCACGATGTCAAAATTCGTCAGTCCCATCTTGAATCTCCGTATCTCCGTTCATGTTGCCGCGCGATCGAGGGAGATACCTTCGCGCGGGTGGTTTCAAAACTGGGGCCGTCTCCTCACGGCTACGGCCCCGAAGCAAATGCCAGGGAGAACGCTTACTGTCCGGGCGTGCCAAAGACGCCGCGCCATCCGTAGAAGCCCACCGTCGCCCGGTAGCTCATCTGGATGTAGCCGGTCTGGTTCTTCTCGACGAAGTACGACTCCGTGTTGGGGGCCTTGCGGTCCAGCCACAGGGTTTCGGTTTCGTCCGGAGGAGCGACCAAGAACCATGCCTTCGAATTCGTCAGGTAGGCCCAAACGATGCCCTGAATCGTGGCTCCGTCTTCGTTGCCTTCCTGCACGGCGTTGATCGACACACGGTTAGCCGTATCGGGCCGCGTCTGCGACTTCAGCAGCTCGGCCTGGTTCCAGCGATTGGCCGGCGCCACGAGCAGGCGCGGAGTGGGCAACCTCTGGAGAAAGCCTTCATGCGTGAGCAGTAGCTCGTAGTTGGTAAGAGCCAGTTCGAGAGAGCCGAAGTCGAGGTCCGCTCCCACGGAGAGGATGTTGGACTGGGTCCCGCCCGCCTTGATGAGGGGATGAGACGCGCTGCACAGCGGGTACCCGTCCGACCCGTAGTAACTGCCAGTGGAGTCGAAGGCGTTGTTGTACACCGAGGCGCCTTGGATCTCGCGCGCCTGGTAGATCGAGTTCGAGAGCGCCGTCGCGCGCTTGGAGATGACGCCGAATTTGTCGTCTTCGACGAGCTCCTGGCTGGCACCGATGGCCAGGCCGTACTTGGCCGGCTTGAAGTTCGTGTAGAATCCTTGCACCAGGCTGTCGGTCGGGATGTCTTCACCTTCGCCCACCAGTGTGGGCAACCCGACGCCCGCCATGTTCGCGTACTGCTCGATCGAGCGGTTGGTGGTACTGGAACCGAGAACCAGCTTGGCCAGGAACTTCTTAGCCTTGAAGGTCTGCCAGATCTTGGCATTCAAGGCCGGGAGCATCGTCTCGTTGAAGAAGTAGGAAAATTGACCTCTGAATTCCATGGTTTACACCCCCGCCTTTTGGTCGGCATCGACCAGGTTGTTGAAGCTCATGTACACCTGGGCATACTGCCCGGCCGCGTTCGTCGGCGACTGGTAGATTCCGCGCATGTGCGCGTCCATGGTGTTTGTGGTGGCGATGGAGCTTTCCACCAGCGCATGCTTGCTGATCTTGGTACTCGTGTTGCCCGCACCAAAGGCCAGGTTCGCGTTGTACTGCGATTTCGCGACCGTGAAGTTGTTGCTCGATCCGTCGAGTTGCGCGACGAAGATAGCCTGCGCGGCCAGCACGAGGATGTGGTAGGTGAGCGTGGAGAGAGCGCCATAGATCAAGTTGACGCCGAGAACCACGGCAGACCCGGCGCTGGACGCCTGGGTGATACAGCGCGAATTGTCCACGCCGCTGGCAGCCTGGTTCACGGCGTCATTAATGAAGAGCGCCGTGCCGTTGCCTACGAGTTTGTGAGCCGGGATGCAGCTTCCGCTGCCCCCGCTGAGGGTGCGCATCGTCGGCCGGAAGCCGAAGGGCGCGTTAACGTTTGCCATACACTTTCACTCCTTGAGTTGGAACTACTGCCTCACTGGAGCGAAGACTGTGGCAAGGCTGAGGTATGCCGCGCTCGTGTGCCTGTTTCCAGGACTGGATTGAGCGCGCCTGCTTCGCGTTGCTTGTTACCGCTGCGACTGACCGGCGAGTACCGAGTCGGGACCGTTCTCCGCTCTGTGCTGCTCGCCGATCTGCTTCAAAAGCTGATTGCCCCGCTGTTGACAGTTGCGGAGGTTCGCTTCGACCAGTTCCGCCGGGGCGTGGCCCAAGACCATTCCTTTGACCATCACGGGATCGCCGTTGGCTTTCTTCACAATCTCGTAGTCGCCGGCGCCGCCGTCTTCCTTCATCAGCCGCTGAGAGAGAAACTTCGGCCTCATGCCCGCTACTGCGTATTTGTCCGCGACTTCCTTGAGCGGGTCGCGGGCGTCGGACATGGGGATGCCGCGACTCAGCACGTCGTTCCTGCGCTGATCCAGGGCCTTTGTGAAAGGCTCCGCCGTAACTTCGATGCCGCTGGGCTCCCGGACGTCCGGCCGCGCGTTCTTCGCCGCGATGCCCTCATCGGTTGCGCCGTAGTCGAGCGCGCACAGCACCTGCGGATCGAGGTTCATCGCCGAGATTTCCACTCCATTGATGTGGCACTTCAGAATGCGGTCGACGCCCGTCTCTCCCAGACTGCCCTCGGTTCCGATGAACGTCTTGGACGGCCCGAAGCCGCCCGCGCTTCTGATGGTCTTCTTCGCTGGCATCTACCGTCTCCTTCCCAGCGTTTCGCGCCGGCTGGCCTTGTACTCGTCGGGGGTGATCCCCATGGCTCTGATGACCTGCTGCGCTTCCCTGCCCAGCATGTCGTCGAAGTCGTCGATCTCCTGGCGACCCTTGGGCCTGCTATCCTGCGAGGCTGCGCGCTGCCTGCGCTCGGGCTCCCGCTCGGGTCCGCTGCGGCCGCTGTCGTCGTCTTCGCCGTCGCGCGATCGCGGTGCCTTCCTCGCGTTCAGGCTTTCCCGCGCCGCATCCGCCGCCAGAAATAGCGCCGCTGGCGTCTTTTTCGCGTTCGGGTCCATAGCCACCGCGCGCTGATACCGCTTAGCGGTCTCGATGAAGAGCTCCGACTTCTGATCGCGCAACTCGGGGAACTCGCCGAGGATCTGCGTGTCCGTGGACATCTTGCGCTGCTCGCGCCCGATCAGCTCGCGCGAGACTCTCTCCGCAACCTGAACCGCGATGCGCTGGGCTTCCGCCTTGGAGACGAAGCCGCGATCCGCGATGGCCTTCGCCCCTTGCGCCGCGATGGCGTCGACGAATTGCTCGGGTGTGTCGCCCTTTACCGCCGGCTCGTCGAGTTCCGCGTCTACGAATCCCTCCGGGTCGAGCCCATCTTCGGTTTCGCCCGCGGGTTCAGCCGCTGGCGCCGCGCCGCCGCGGCGGAAGTGTGACGCCCAATCCTCGTTACTGCGCTGTAGCTCCTCGCGTTCCCTGCGCGTTGCTTCCCATTCCGATCTCGGAATCGTTACCGTGTCATCTTTACCCTGGCCCTTGTCGGGCACTGCGGGCTGTTGTGGCTCGTTTCCGAGCACGTCGTCCGGTTGTTCCATACTCCCCTTCTCAGAGCTTCAATGCCGCTCCGAATTCCGTCTTGCCGTACAACTCGCGGCGCATCGGGACGTAAAGCTGGTCGCACACCAGGCACATGGCCCGGTACTTCCCGCTCTCGAAGTGCACCGCCATCTGGCCGAGAGGACCGCAGCGATGCTGAAGTTTCAACTCCTCGGCCTGCATCCCGCACTCGGAGCACTCACCGAGGAAGTTGCCGCTGGCGATGGCTTGGAGCGCTTCGATGTGCCGCTGCTCGCATTCCAGGCAGATCTTCACGCCGCCTGGCTGGTGCAGGATGTCCCGCGGGCTGCGAAACTTCGTGCAGTAGGGGCACTGCTCGCCGATGATGATAGAGGGCGTCACTGTCTTCCTTCGTAGGCCAGCGAAAAGTGGTTTCCATCTGCGCGCGTGAAACGTCCGCCCCACGCGCCGCCGAGGGATTCCCAATACTCGCCGAGCGGCCTGTAGTCCTCGGTTCGCTCCTGATAGAGACCGTCCACGAAAAGATTCAGGTCCACCGCGAGACGCTCCAAGTGCAAGCTGCGCGCGATGCCACTGCCCTTCTGAGCGTCGAGCGCGGCCTGCTCGGGCGTGCGGTAGGCCTCACCGAAGGTCAGGCTGAGCCTCGGTTGCGAGTAGGTCCAAGCGATCAAGTCCCCTACCAGGCGAACGAATCGGCGCTGGATCTCCGAAAGTATCTCAGCGTCCGCCATTGCCCGACTTCGGCCCTGTGACGCCGCTGGCCAGCATCTGGTTGGCGATGCCGCTCCATTGCGAGGGCGCTTTCGTCTTCGCCGCCGGCTTGTTCGGCTTGCCCTTTACCTTCTTCAGGTTCGGGTTGGCCTTCTTTGCCGCGGGGGAGGCGTTGCGCGTTTTACTGGCGAGGATGGCGCCGGCCGCCTGTGGACCGACTCCCTCGCGTTGTGCGATCTGGTTCTGCACTGCTTGAAAACTCATATCACTCCTTCAATGCGGCTTTGATCTCGGCCTTGAGAATCCCGGGGATCGCCAGCGCGGTACGCAGGCCGCTCACTTGGCCCTGGGCTCGTAGGAAGCCGTCGCCGGGGTCTGTCTCGAGGTGCGACCGCCGGCGGTCCAACTCCTCGCTCATCCGCTGCGAGACGAGCGCGTACCCTGGCGAGCGTTCCAGCTCCAGGATGGCGTCGAGATCGGCGGAGTCGTAGTCGGGTGCGCTCATGCGTTCGGAGGAACCCCGTGCTCTGAACAGTAATCCGGCAGATCGTCCGATCCACTTGCACGGCACCCGCAAGGGTAGATTTTGCCGCCGACCCTCTTCACCACCTGGCGTGTGTTGATCGCGCAGTAGCGGTCCTTCGCCCCGTCCCTGCACGGCATCGACAGATCGAATTCAAGGTCCACGTTGCAGGCATCGCTCTCCTGGTGGACCGCAATCACCGTGCACGGTATGTTGACCAGGTCCCCTGGTCGAAGCACGTTTCCATTCGCGTCGTGTGGCATCTACTCTCCTGAAACCTGGGTCACATCATCCCGTTCTGAGGCACTGGAGCCCCCTGGCTGCCCGCCTGCTGCGGCGGCTGCGGAATATCACCCGGCGCTCCTGACGGTCCCGCAGGAGGCGCTGTCGGTACGCCAGGAGGCGCGCCGGGTATCCCCGGAGGGGGACTTGTTGGCTGGCCACTCGTTGGGCCGCCGTATCCGAGAGTTTGAAGCTGCTGAATCATCTCGGGTGTCACGCCGGGATGCGGTTGCAGCCTGTCCATCAACTGAGAGGTCAACGAGGACATCATCTGCTTGATCCGAACCTGCTGGTTTGTTTCCAGGATGTGCTTGACCATGAGACCAATCGCCTGTACGTTGCGATCCGGGTCCTTGCGCTCCTCTTCGACTTGCTTGTGGTGCTCGGTGAGGTGAAGTTGATCATGGTCTTGCGGATTGGGCGAGACGTAATCGCCCTCCAGCATATCCGTCCACTCTTCGTCTGGAGTCTTTGGACGGTCCAACTCCGGAGGCCGCGGAACCATGACGTTGAAATCCGTGATGCCGCACTCGCGCGCGAAGCGATTCGTAATCTCCCACAGCGCTGCGGGGTTCTGGGCAACGAGCGGATTCTGCATGGCGACCTGAACGAAGGCAAGGATATCCGCCTTCTTGGCCTGTCTCGACCAGACGCTGGTGGCAAACTTCAGCCGGAAGTCGTAGCGGCCGCCGAACTCCTTCGGCGTCATATAGGCGCCGCCCTGGCGCACATCGAACAATCCGTTGGCCTGCTCTTCGGTGACGCGGAAGAAAAGCCCTGGTTCGTCCTGGGGGACGAGATCGCAGTCGAGGTTCCAGAAGTCGCCGATGATCTGCTCCATGTCCTCGCGTAGGACGGTAGAGTCGAGGTACGCGCGCACGTTGCCTTCCTCGATCAGCGCGAGCTGGCCCGTCGCGGTCTTCGGCGCGTTCGGCTGGCTCATGGCCCGACCCATGGACTGGTCGTTAATGTTTGTCACCCGCTCGGCCGTTGTGATCAGGTCTTGCTGCCGCGAGGCGGCGAACTCCAGGTTGGGCATCAGCTTCACCACGTTGACCGAAGTCGGGTCTTCGGTTGGCACGGCCATGCCGGGCTCGAGCCGGAAGCTTCCCGGCTTCATTCCGCCGCCTGGCTTGAAGAAGATGATCGGCCAGACGCTGAGCTCTCCCGCTGCCTGGAAGAGCCGCGAGTTCGCCGTCAGATCGTCCTCTATGTCCTCCAGCAGCGCTCCGAAGCCCTTGGGCCGGTACGTGCCGTCCTTGATGAGCGTCGATTCGACGAAGGGCCGGCGCCTGCGCATCTTCGGGTACAGTTGCAAGAGGTCCTGCACCCCGACGATTTCCTTCAGTCCGGGGATGAACTTCACCACCCAATCGGCCTCGAATAGTTCGCGGCGCTGGAGATCGTTCTCGCCGGTGGCAGCTTTCAGCCGCGCCTTGAGCGGGCGCCATTTGCCGTACCACTCCCACATCCAGAGGGAACGTCTGCCGTACATGAAGGCGTCGTAGTCCACACCCTCGGATCTCTCGCGTTCTGTTCTTACCGGGTCCTGGCCTTCGAGCGTGTAATCGTTCGAGGGTCCCTGCTCGGCCCAGTCGAGCAGCTTCTTCGCCATCGCCGGATCGGACGTGCCCTGGTACAGCGTGCCATCGCCGCGGATCAGGTCGTCGATGGTGACTCGCACCCGTCGAATCACGAACGCGAAATCCTGAATGGAAGTGACCCCGCGCTCGGGCGGGACAACGATATCGTCAGGTTCCAGGGGGATGAAGCCAGGCCCCTCGTAATCGCAGACCCTCTTTGGCCTCCCGTCCTCCAACGTCGTGAACTCGCGCTTGAGCCAGGGCCGATAGGCGCAGGCCCAGCCGTTCAGTATCCGCCGAAACTCGAAGATGCAGAGCGGGTTTATCAGCTCCATCTGATCGAATACCCGCGAGGTCATGTAGCGCCCGATCTTCGCCACCTTGGCCGCATCGCTCGGCCCCGTGGCTCTGGCTGTGATCTCCGCGTCGTCGCCGAGGAGGGCTTGCATGTCCCGCGCCAGCTTGTTGAAGCACTGCCACTGAATCAGAGGCACCGTGTGGTTCGGCTTCAGTTCGTCGCCCACACGCGGCGGATCGACGCGCGCTTCCCACTTCTTCATCCAACCGGCGCAACGCTCGGCGTATCGGAGGTGCGAAGCCTTCGCCAGCAGCATGTCCTGCTCGATGCGGTTCACCAGCAGGGCCTTCTCGGAGTCGCTGATGTCGATCTGGAAGGATTTAGGCATTGGCTACCAATGCTGCTCGTCGCTGCTGAAGTTTTTGCCGCTCCGCCTCGTCAACCGGGCGATACGAGCAATTGCCCGGGACACAGCCCTCTCTCACAGAAACTGCCATCGGCCAGCCACAAATCGGGCAGCGTTTTTGCTCGCACCACTCCGCATGTTCTCCCCGTCCGAACACGCACGCTTCACAGCAGTACTCCGGGTTCGGATTGTAGGGTCGGCTGGTCAAATCGGCCATTTACACCCCGTGCGCCCACTTCAACTGCGCCGCGACGCGGCTTGCGCGGTCGAGACTCAGCAGGTCGGGATTCGTCCGCGCCAGCGTTCCGTTGAATTGCGAACAGGCGCGATTCAGACACTGGCCGTACCGGGCGGTCGTCGTGCGGCACGCCGGGCATTCCAACGCATTGCGCGTGTGACGGCGGCCCCCACGGAAGACGACGGGTATTCTGTGCTCCCGCAACGTCTCCGGCGCGATGTACGGCCGGCGTGGATCGCCAGCCTCCGGAGCGCTATTGTGCGTCGATGCGAGACCGAGCATCGCCAGAAATCCACTCCACAGCTTCATGTGTCTCCTTCAGTCGTCATCTCTCACCGCCGCTTTCCGCCGGTAGCTTTGCGGACGCGAACTACTCGCTTCTTTGGCAGCTTCTTCGCGAAAGGCGAAGGCTCGTCTGGCATACGCAAGTCCCTCAACGGCGAGCGCAACTCCGAATACGTCGTCATCGTGAACGATTCCTTCCTCGCGTCCATTGGCCTTTCTGACAAACTGCCGTAGCTGCATGAGCGTCTCGGGATCGTGCAGTTTGATGGCGCCCTGCCTCACCGCCTGGTCGAGGCCTGAAATCAGCACGGGTCGAAAAACCGTGTTGGTGTCAAAGCCCAACTCCTGAAGCATTGGCGAGCGCCGGTCGCTCGGATCCCGCTGCTTGCTGTAGATCAGTTCCAGCGGGTATTGCAGGGTCAAAAGCTGACCAATGACTGCTTTTCCTACAGCTTTTTGCTCGGGTGTGATGAAGGCCCAGTTGTAGAACTTGCCGAGCCAGTAGAGCCTCTCCGCCCAAGGGGCCGGCTCGTAGCGCTCCTTGATCTTGGCGACCTCTTCGCCGGTGTCCGCGTCGAGGACCGTGGCGCTGGAGTAGTCCGGGTCGCTGCTGCCTGTCTTGGCCGAAGGGTCGATTCCCTCCGCGTGGTCGGCGCCGATGCAGTAGCGCCCGCCGGCGCGCGGCATCCGGTAGATCACCAACTCGCCGCGGCCATCGTCCGACTGCATGAACTGGACGCGCTTCTCCAGGCCGACCTCGACCACCTCCAGCCGTCCTCGCGGCGCGCCTTGAACCTCCGGCATCCGTGCCACCGCCTGCATGTCGAAGATCGTCCGCCCCGAGCTTTGAAACGCTTCCTGCGGGTTGCCAGGGAACTCCTGGCGGAATCTCTCGATCTTACCTTCGCAGGCCGTCTCGATCTGCCGGCGGCGCCAGGCGATCTGATCCACATGCAGGTTGTACTTCTGCAGCTCGGCCAGCTCTTCCCGCGTGAGCTTGAATCCCGGCTCGGGTGTGATTCGGTATTCCGGATGCTCCCAGTAGCCGAAAAAAACGAACTCCCAACCGCTCGCTCGCCTCGGGTCCATGGCGCGCTGGCACAAATCGTAGAAGTCGCCGCCCATGCCGTTCGCCGTGGATTCGACAATCACGCCTGAATCGGGCGAGTTCGGGACCCGCTGCATCAGTCCCGTCATGACGCCGCCGAGGCTCGGGTAGAACGCCGCCTCGCTCAGAACTGTCCAGTTGTAGGGCGCCGACCGCCCGATCTCCTGGTTCTTCCCGGTACCGACGAGCACGCTGGAATCGTTGTTCCACCGAATCCAGCGTTCAGTGTCTTTGACCAACTCCGGCAGTTTGATCGCCGCATGCCACTCGACGCCCCACGGATTCTCCATGTAGGACAGGATGTACTGCCGAAAGTACTCGAAGATCAGATCCGCATGGTCCTCGCTGTCCGCCAGGACCAGCCCGCGGCGGCCCGGGAAGAATGGCACGCGATGGAACACTTCCGTGAGAGCCGAGCTCGTCATCCACACCTGGGAGGCCTTCAGGCAAGCGACTCTGATCGGTTGCCCCGCCTCTTCCTGCTTGCGGATCGCCTTGTGCAGCTTCTGGCCGGCGGGAGAGTTCCGGTAGGGGACTGAGATCCCCTCCTTGTTGCGGATGCTCAGGCACTGGCAGAATTTCCCGTGATCGGCGAAACCTCGGATCATCGCGCGCGTCTCGCGCGCGCTTAGGGTTTCGGTCAAGCTGCTGCCCTCAGCGAAGTTTCGATTCCATCCGAGCGTTCCTGCCAGACTTGTGCGCCGTATTCCTCGGGAGCCATTCGCCGCGCGAACTGCAACCGCTCGAGTGCCTGCGCAACGCGGGGCTTACATGGGATCGTCGGTTGATGTCCCCAGTTGAAGTAGGTAAAGAGCGGGAAAATCCCCCGCGCGAGGAGCGCACGGCCCGTCGTTTCCTCAACGCGGTACACCGCGTGGAAGAAGTCTCCGCGATCAAGATGCAGAGCCTTACAGCACGAGCGCCAATCCCCGCCGGCGACGAAGTGCAGCTTGAAGATGCTCAAGTCGGAGGCTTTGAGCGACCGCGCCGCGGCTAACTCGAAGTCGCACCGCAATAAAATAGCGCGAAACGAAGGCTTGCTTTGGCAGCCTGCCCGCTGCCAGCGGCGAAACACAGTCCGGAAAATCGCCCGCAACACGCAATTGCAGATGCCGCCGCGGGAGTGCTTCGTGCCCGACGTACGCCGCCCGTATCCACCGCAGGACTTGCAAGCCGCGTTGGCCAGGCCGATCTCGCCATCCCAGGTAGGGTTCATCCCGCCGCCACCAGTCTCCGGTACAACTCGAGAGCCTCCTGCATGGTGCCTGTGAACTTATTCGCCGAACCTTGCGCCGCGTCGTCCAGCCCGTGCTCGACTCGATCTCTGTATTCGCGCGGCTTCTTCGCCTTCAGGAGCGCGAGGAGTAGTTGATCCGACTGCTCGCGTTCCACTAGCGCCACCGTTCCGCTGTCCGGGTTGGCCGGGTCCCTGAGCGTCAGAACCGGTAACCCGTGGTAGGTGACCGGCCGCTCCTGCCCTTCCACTGCCCTGCGCACCGCCTCGTCCTCCAAGGTGTCGGCGGCAATGATCGTGGCAGCCGCGAATTCCCGCCGGTACTGCTCCGATCTCTCCAACAGCCGGTAGTGCGCCTCGCGTCGAATGCCGGCAGCCTGGGCCGACTTGGTGATGCTGGCGGTCAGGCGGTACGCAGCGAGGAATGCTCTTACTCGCGCGCTGGGCTTCCAGACCTTTGGCCTATCCTGGCGCAATCAGCGCGTCTCCAGCGCGTCCAACCGCCGGCAGGCCTCGGCGTGGTGCGCGTCGCAGATCTCGTGATGTAGAGCGCACTCCGTCCGGGTCGGGAACTCCTTGCGGATCTGCTCGATCATCCCCGACTGGGTACGCGCGTTCAGTGCTGTCCAGAGGAGATTTACAAGCATCAGGATGAGCGGCCAGTACCCTTTTTCGAAAATCTCCATGTCGATAACTCAGGCTGCGCGCCGGCGTGTGGTCGTCTGGTCGCGCTGAGGGTAATGCAGGAAACCGAGAGGTGTCAGAACCCTGGGGCCGTGATTCACTAGACGCGGGACGATTCGCAACGCTGGGCCGTGTGACCTAGTCGCATCGGCGACTCCGCCGCTCTCGGCCGAGGCGACCGCCGCCTGGTGGCGCCGATCTTCCCAGATCATCTCGATGGTGTGCTCATCGATGTAGCGCGCCCGTCCGCCGGCGACGTAGCGCAACGCCTTGCGTCGGCTCGTAAACGCCTTACCCGCCGAGTTCAGAATCCGCACTGCGTTGCCCTTGGACACATTTCGGCTATCTTGCCCCGCGGGGATCGCCGAGAGTTCGGCGAGGGTACTACTTCACTTTCCGGCTTGGGAAGTACCCACGGATGTTCTCGTGGAAATGCCGCCCCTTCGACCCCGAGTCCATCAGCGCCTGGTGCGCCTCCGCCGGCACCCCGTCATACTCGTGCGCTCCGCCGTGCTTGAACTCCACCCGCAGCGTACTGGTCGCCGGATCGTGCCCGATGGCCGCGATGTTCGACGACTCGACCGGTTCCATAGTCACGCTGCAGCCCTCTGTTCGACGGCTTCTCTCGCGACTGGCTCGCCAATCTGACGCGGACCGGTTTCCGAGCCGGCGATATATAGCCCGATCTTTTCCTTGGGGACTTCTTTTTCGATTGCGCCCAGGGTCGGCTTGCAGATTTCCAGGTATTTCTCGCGCCCGATCTTTTTGAAGAACCCCGCCAGGTCGATGATTTTGCGCTCCAGGCGCCGCGCGGTGATGGGCAGTCTGTACCGCAGCCCTTCCGCGACGACGGGTTCCGACGCTGGATAAGCCTCGTAGCACTTCAGGATCAGGGCGCCCACCTCCGCGTAGCGAGCCGCGTGCGGATTGACGTTGGGCCGCCAGGCCTTCATCTTCTCGCGGAGCTCGGCGTATTCGTCAATCAGCCCTGGATCGGGCTTTGGAAGCGATATGACCTCGACCTGTACCTTTGCCTTGCCCTTTGCCACTGGATTCAGCTTGTACCCCTTCCCTCAAAAGGGAAATAGGTAAATTGCTTGTTTCCGGGTAAAATAGTATGAAATGAGTAAAATACTCATTTTCGAACCAGTCCGGCAGAGGCAGCCGGCCGCGTGAGCGGCCGGGAACGCTCCGAGCAGGCCATCGCGGCCTGCCACCGCGCCCAGCAGCGAGCTACCCTAGCCCTGAACCAAACCGCAGTACTCTTTTCTCGCCGTGACCGCGAGATACTGTCCCACGTCGCCCGCGGAGCCAGCCTCAAGCAGATCGCAGATCAGATGGAAATAGCAGAGCGCACTGCTGGTGCCCACGTGCGCAACCTCTGCCACAAGGCCGGCGTTGAGGGCCGGGAGCAACTGTTCATCTACACCATGCAGCAGCCGGCCCTGCGGCCTGGCGCCGAGTGCAAGCGCGGAATACACCTGGTCGATCCAGCCTGCCCGTGTCCGCACTGCCGGGCGATCCTGGCGGCGTGAACGCTTTTTTTGTTTCCGGCCGCGCGTGTGCACATCCGTGACAGCGTGCGCCAGCGCCGCCGGCCAAGCGCGCGGCATAGGCGCGCAAGGCAACGGAAACAGCGCCGCCAAGCGCAAAAATCGACCGTAAACCAACAAAACAATGGGGTTATTTGCGGGGTTTGGTTTGCTTCACTTGCGAGCCTCGCTTCGGAGGGGTTTGTTGCGCACCCTTCGGAACGTGCTTCAGGGCCATTCTCAGCGTTGATTCTCCGACGCCCAATTTGCGCGAGATCGCACGCCAACTGTAGCCGTCCTTCTTCATCTGCGCCGCCTTCCCGCGGTCGAAGACTTTAAACGGGCGCCCCAGGCGCACGCCTTTGTGGCGCGCCACCTCGAGGCCGGCCTTGGTGCGCTCGCTGATGCGCAAGCGCTCTTGCTGAGCCACCCACGCGAAGATAGGCAGGATCAACTCGCCCGCCGGGCCCGAGGTGCGGAAGAATGGCTCGGTATACGACTCGAGCTGCACGCCATGCTCCGTCAGGCGCCGCACATACAGCAGCGTCTGGAGCGGGCCTTCGCGCGTCAACCGGTCCAGAGCCCACACCAGCAGCACTTCGAACTTCCGCCGACTGGCGTCCTCGAACATCCTTTGCAATGCGTCCCTCTCCCCGCTCTTGCCGCTTGCCCGGTCCGTGTACTCCACCGTCTCCCAGGCTCTGGCCGCCGCGTAGCGCCGCAGCTCGACAAGCTGGTTCTCCGGGTCCTGGCCCTCGTACGCCGCGCACTTGCACCTGGCGTGGGTGCAGGTCTTGCGCTTACCCGTGTGCTCATCGTGTAGATGGCCGCAGCCGTCGCGCGTGCAACGCTCCTTCGAGACTCGTGCGTAGATGGCGGCTTTCATCTTGGCGCTATGCTGAAGGCGTGGACGTCGCCTGCCTCATTGAACGGGTCCTTCAAAGTTTCGAAGCATCTGAAGCAAGGCGTCGGCGCCTTGATGAGAGATGTCGCGAACTACGTCGAGAGCGGCCTGACGCGCTTGAACGCGAGCTTTTTCATATTGCTCTCGAGGAAGAACGCCAGCGTCCACGAGAAGATCTACCAGCGCCTCTTTCTCCCCGTGTTCAATAAGCAGCATCGTCAGCAGCTTCGGAAGCAACTCGAATAGCCACGGGTCTTTCGGGGGCGTCACTTCGTTGCCTTCTTTCCTGACACCTGCCAAACCAGCAAGAGCCCAATGAGAACCACCACTAGCGTGGCTCGCTGCTCATGGACTGCAACGGGTGCCAGATAGGCGCCAACACCCCACGAGGACTCCCGCCACAGCACTCTACGCTGCCTCGACGGCACTGCTTCGCTGGCCGGATTCGTAATCCTCATACGGCCAATCACAGGAGCCACAGGAGCGCTTGTCCAACCTTTCCCCAGGTCTTGAGTGCCCTCGTACAGCGTACGCTCCGCTTGGGCTGGCTTGCCTCGGACCGCCGGCCGCACCGCCGGTAGCCAGGCCACGAGGTTCAACTCCAACCAAACGTGACCACCCACCAGAACGGTGAGCCAGATGATGCACCATTGCAGCCGGGTCGGGCGCCTCACCTAGTCGCCTTCCTTCCCTTCGCCAGCTTTGCCTTCAGCTTCTCGGGATGAAGCCGGTAGTACGCTTCCCAGCGTGCCTTTGCCGCTTTGCTGCCGGCGGCGCTTAACTCTTCGGTCGAGAGTGCCTCTGCGCGAGCCTTCCCGCCCATGCTCGGCAGGCCCCCGATATCGATCATGATTTTTCTTCTCGCCATCGTCCGAATCATACTCTTTCTTGCGTGCGGCTGCAAGTATTCCCTTGACTATGCGTGCAACTGCGCGCATAATTAGAACCATGAGCGCTTACGAGCAACACCTGAAAGCCCCGCCGACCGAGTCCGAATGGATCGCGCGGGAAGAGGAAATCGAAAGATCCGAGGCGCGCCGTCGCCTGGCTCTCGACCTGGCCTGGGAATACCGCTTCGAGATTGAGTACGAAGAGCCGCGAGAGCCGCGGTTCTATCCCGACGAGCTCCGCGAGTTCGCCGGCAACCGCGCCGCCCTGATGGCTGAAACCGGCTGCACATTAGAGGAGGTCTGCAATGCGTGAGGTCCTGGAGCTCGCTCCCAACGTGCCCGTCGAGATCGCCCTGGCCTATGGCGCCGGCAAGATCATCGACACCGCCGGCGGCGCGCAGCGCGTCATGTTCAGCCTGGTCAACGGCAAGGTCATGTTCCTGGATCTCGACGTTGCGCAGCGCGTGAACGAGTTGGGCGTGAAGCCCCGCCAGCCGTTCTACATCGTGAAGAATAAGGGCGGCAAACGAACCGATCCGGTCGAGTGGCGGGTTTGGATGTCTCCGGAGGCCTCTATCGGCGAACAGCCCGATGGAACCTTCGTCGTCCCGGTTCAGCCCGCGGCGAGTGTGCGACCACCCGCCGCAGGCGTGGCGCCCTCTCAGGAACGCTCACTAACGCAATCCGATGTTACCAAACCCTCCGGCTCGAACGGCAACGGCCACGGAAACGGTAACGGCCTCGGCGCCGGCGATCCGCGCGTGGTGGTAACCGACGGCCGGCCCAGAACCAGGCTCACAGACGCACTCTGCGCCGTAGTGGGCGCCATCTTCGAAGCCAACCGCTTTGCCAAGGAGATCGGCTATCAGATGCCTCCGTTCACTTCGGAGGACATCCGAACGATGGCCAACACCATCATGATCGGCGGTGCCAAGTGACGCGGACACAATATGCCATCGTCGCCAGCCTGTTGCCTCGACTCAGCGACGAGGAGCTTGCCAGCCTGCTCGCGGTGAGCGAACACATCGAAGCGCAGCGCCACACGCCCCTAGGCACCATCGTCGCGGTGCTGCCCCGCCTGAGCGACGTAGACCTGGGGCGCCTGCGCGAGCTGGTCGAGTTAGTCGCCGGCGAGCGCAAAGCGTGCCAGCCGGCAGCTCCGAAACTCGTCCGAGGAGGGCCAGATGCCGCGTAAAGGCTTCACTAAGCTGATCGACATTCACGACCAGGCCGATCGGCTCAATAAAACCCTGGAGCGCTTCCTCCAGGCCCATGGCTTCGAATTCCAAAAGGCTCATCACAATGGCTTCTACCGCTGGAACGTCGCGGAGGCCGATTACAGCAGCGCGTCGGCGGTTGTGCCCGCGCTTCGGCAGATGGCAGATGGAGGCCCCGATGTCCCATAGCGCCCTCACTCGCTGGCTCCAATTCGCCGTCAATGGCCAGACCGTTGCCCGCCGGCATCATCGGAGAGTTCGCCGAGCGGCGCCGGCGCGGAACTGGAAGTACCGCGCCTGGGTGCGTTCCCTCGCCTCGGCCGTAAGCGGCGTTTCCCCCTGCGAGGCCGCGCACACAGGAACCGATGGAGGCACGTCGCAGAAGTCGTCCGACTATTCCTGCATCCCGCTGACCTGGTTCGAGCACAAGGAGTATCACCGCCTGGGCCGAAAGGACTTCGAGCGGGTATACTCAGTCAGTTGCCGCGAGATCGTCACAACTCTGAATCACGCGTGGTTCGCCCATGCTCGGGAGGTCAAATGACCAAGCTACAGCCCGGCCAGTCAGTCACGCACGAGACGGCGGAACTGGCGCGTGCCCTGAAGCCGAAAGGCAAGCCTCTCGCCAAGTGCGCGAAGTGCGGATCAACCGACATCGGTTGGTGCTCGCTCCACGGCGGATGGTGGTGTGACAAAGGCCACAACGCGGAGGACCTTGCCGCCTTCGTTCATCGGGTCCACACGCCCAGGAAGAGGAACCCCTGATGCTTCAATCCTGGGATGAGCACCGCGAGAACCATAACTCGCTGATGCGCCTGCTCGACCGCGAAAGGGAGCCTACGCCATGGGTCGAGGCGCGGCGATGGCGCCGGCGCTTCTGGTGGCTGCTGGCGCTGATCGTGGTCCTGTTCCTGTGGCTCTTTCACTTGGCGAACGCGTAGACTGAGGGCTGAGTGAGCCTCTTTTCTGCGAACCCCGCGGCCGCCGCGCCGCGGGGCTTTTTATTGTTTGACATTACTGAAGCGCAGCCTTACTATTACCATATGCCCCAAAAACGTCGAAAGCATCCGGGCGCGGTAGCTCTCGGAAAGCTCAGGGCCCTCAGCCTGACGCCCGAGCAGCGCCGGGAAATCTCCCGGATCGGGGGCCTGGCGAGTGCCGGCGTGCCTCGTCCCAATCGACGACGCAAGACGTCGACATCGGCCGCGTAGCCATGTCACAGCCCCACAAACCCGCAGGCGTTCCCCGCGAACGGGTCGACGGGCCTGTAATACATGCGCAGCGAACTGAGCGAGCGATGCCCCGTCTGGGCCGCGACGCGCAACTCCCCGGCGCCGCCATCCAGAGCCTCGGTAACGAATCCAGCGCGCAACGAGTGCGCGCCGTACTCCCGCGGATCTCCACCGGTCCGTTCCACGGCGTGCTTGACGACGATGGCGATGCGATGCGGATGCAGCCGACACAGCCCTGGCCGTCCGTGGGGCACTGCGGTGAACAACGGACCAGGGGCCCCGCCCCGCTCTCGAATCCACTCCTCCAGGGCTTGGACCGGGCACATGTCCGATCCGGCCCGGGGAATCGCGATTGTCCGGCCTTTGCCTATCCGGTCCTGCTTCTCGTGTTTGACCGCGATCAGCAGCCCGCGCTCATCGATGAGCACGTCGCACAGGTCCAACCCCGCGAGGTTCGAGCGCCGCAGCGCGCTCCCGAAGCCCACCAGCAGCAGAGCCTTGTCCCGGACGCCAATAGCCGTGGCGACATCCAGGGCCGCCACCATGGCGCGCAGATCCCGCTGCATCGCCGGCCGCTTCTGGATCGGCTTCTCGCACCGCTCGCGTCGGGCGCCGGAGATTACGGCCGCGGCGCCGCGTTCACAGGGACGGTCGAGGCCGGCCGCGCGGTGATAGTGATTGATGGCGCTCGCGCGTCTCGAGCAGGTCGTTACCCTGTAGCCTTGCGCCAGCATTTCGGCCAGGTACAAGACCGCCTCCGGACGCGATGCCGGCATAGGGCATGCCCCGTGCCTCTCGCACCATGCTGTGAAGTGGCGCCAATCGTCCGCGTAGGCTCGACGGGTTCGAGGAGCGAGATTTCCTCGGGCCCACTCGTTGGCAAGGGTTTGGATGGTTTCGGGGGAGAGTGTCGATTGTGGAAGCACTCCACAATCATCGGGGGTTCGCTAAAATTGAATTATGTCAC